AATACCGGTAAACACAGGGAAATACCGGTAAACACAGGGAAATACCGGTAAACACAGGGAAATACCGGTAAACACAGGGAAATACCGGTAAACACAGGGCAATACCGGTAAACACCAGCAATCAGGGCGGTCAAGGCAATAGCAGCCGACCACAGCACTTCCGGCTATTACACAGACTGCAGACCAATTTGGCCGTATACCGGCCACAGCGCGTAAAAAAAGCTGGCGTGTTTGCCAGCTCAAACCTTTGATCAGGATTGGGTAAGAACCTCATCCAGCAGATCAGCCAACCCTGTGATCGTGTCATTCAGCATTTCGTGCGTTGACCGACCTTTGTCGGACTTTGCCGGGATCAGGACGACCGACTTATCGCCGTGCCGGATAACCACATTACCGTTTTCGTCGCAAGTGGTGCATGCCCTCAGCCGAGCGAAGGTGTCTACCATTGTCACAGCCCCCTTAAAGTAATACCGTAGTGACCGTATGTGGATCCCGTAACAGCCGGGCACAAGTCTTACCGGTCTTCGATCGGCGAAGCGCCAGCGAGAGCCGAGCGAAGGGAGACCCAAGCTCGGTTGCTCCCCGTAATCACCGGCAAATACCAGTATTTACCCGATTTTAGTCACACACAACCCCACCCCGTCAAGTCACCCCAAGTTTTATTTTCAAATTCCATCGAAGTTTTTCCTCGACGTGAACGCTTCGCGTTCACTCGACCGGAAGCCTTTCTACAAATTGCGGAGAATCACGGTTGACAATCTCCCAAATCCCCGCCACACTGGCATCACTCTTGTGCGGAGAGCGAAATGGTGAATCACTATGAGTGTTTGATGGGCACGGCGAAGTGCCTTGCGGATTTGGGTGTCCGCGTGTTTGCCTTGCAACCGGGTACAAAGCTACCAAAACACGGCTGCAAATGGGACGTTGAGGCTACGAACAACGTGCAGGCGTTGCCGGCGATGTTCCCGAAAGGGCAGAACTGGGGTCTAGCCGCACTAATGGGTCCGTCCAGTGGGGTGATGGACTGCGAGCCGGACAGCCCGGAGGCTTATGCTCTGCTGGAACAAATGATTCAGCAGGCTCAGATACGTACCGTTGCGTACCGAGCAGCCCGGGGGAATCACTACTGGTTCCAGTGGGACGCGGATCTGGCCGCTTTCGGTGTGTCCGTTGTCAAAGCCGATTACTTGGAATGCCGACTGGGGCAACAGGATTCCGCCGTTTACTCAGCTTGCCCGCCCTCCATACACCCCCTGACCCAACAGTACTACAGTTGGTTGCCGGGTTGTGCGCCGTGGGAGACCAGAATTGCTCTGATTCCGGGGCCCCTGAAGCACTGGTTTCTGACCAACTACAGCAAAACTCGCACGGCAGTGAAGAGAACAACCACTGTCTGTGCTGAAGACGACGGTTTGTTGCCAGAAGTGGGAAACAGGCACGAGTACCTGCTGCGGTTGAGCAAGATTCTGGCCGCGGATCTGCGACTTCCGAAGAATTTGGTCGTGGATATGATGCGGCCACTGGCGGACAAGCTCGGGACGCTGCATGAAAAGGGGCGTGGCGAGCTGGAATTGCAGAATCTGGTGGCAAAACTGGCGGTTACGCCCACTCCCGCCGCGGAATTTGCCGAAATCGACTTCGCGGACGCCACGTCTGACGTAATAAAGGCACGCCAGGCGGCGGAATTGCAGGAAGAATCTGCAATTTTCCCCGAAATTCCGCAAAATGTCTTTGATAGCCGTATTCAGGCGGTCAGTTTGCACGCAAGAGCAGCTCAATACCCCAGGAATTTGTTCCTGTTGAGCACATTAGCAGTAGCCTCCGGTCTGCTGGGGTCGTCGGTGCAGGTCCGCACAACCCCCGACGCCCCAGCGACCGGAGTGCAGTCGTACATTTTCGGGGTTGGACCGTCGGGTGCGGGGAAATCGCTGACCATCAATCAGGTCACAGCTCCGCTGCGCGGATCTGAACGGGTTCTGACCGACGCTACGCCGGAGGCCTTCGCCCACGGCATGTCGAAATTCCCCCGAGGACTGCTGGTTGTGCTCACTGAAGGCAAGGACTTCCTCGGGATGTTCGGTCGATACTCTCAGGCCCTTGCCGGCAGCTCGTCAAACACCGGCATGTGGCTGCGAGCATGGTCCGGGGACTCAATCGTCCAGTTCCGCAAGACCGGGAACACTGTCGTCCGGTCGCCGTTCTGCTCTATCGTGGGGGCTATCCAGGGTGTGAACCTGAATCAAATCCCCGGGATCGACCTGATCGACGGTTTGATCCAGCGAATGCAGCTCTTCCCTTTGGGACGTATTCCGGAGGAGCCGGCTCAGGAAAGCCAGAGAGCCATGACGGCGTGGTGGTCGCACTGGGATCAAATGGCCCGACGCCTGAACACTCACAAGCAGGCGATCCAGAGCGTCGATGCTATGGCCCTCGCTGCGGCGTCAGGGACCGACATCGACCCGTCGATCCTTACCCTGTCCTCCGAAGCCAACGCCGTCTGGCAGGGGTACGCGAAGCACAAACGCAGCACCGCGTACCTGGCTCAGTGGCCGGACGAGCATCCTTGGCGGAGCGAGGTGCTCCGGCATGCGGAAGTGGCCTTGCGAATGTCGGCGGTTCTGTGGGTTCTCGACCTTGCGATCGAAGAGCAGGTGTGGGCTTCTGCCGTAAACCCGACTCGAGGGTTTGTCAACCCGACAATCCCGACCCCCTACATACACCGTGCCATAGGTCTGATGGAGTGGCTGTGGTCACACAAACAACGCCTGCTCGACAGCAAGGTGGATCAGGCGTACGCTAAGCTGTGCGGGGCTGCCGGGGCTCAAACGCAGGCTGTCACGGACATGCTGCAAACCACTGCGTCCCAGAGATCACGGAAGTTGCAGACGCGGGGGTACCCCACATTCACCTTCAGGCACTACTCACGGTTCAACAACCTCGGGCGGGGGGCCGCCGAGTACGAGATCACACTATTCAAGAGTTTGGGGTGGGTCGAAGAGATTCCGGATACAGACCCCATTGCGTATCGTTTCCGAGTTCAGTTCGAAGAACAACAGGGGAGGGACTAAGAGTGCATGTTGGGACCATCACCACAGCAGCAGCAGTGAGTGACGAACGCAAACAGTTGGCGGCGGAGTTGCTGCCACATCTGGCCACGATAATGCGACTGAGCAGACCAGCCACCGGAACAGTAGCGTCGTGGTTGGCAGTGGTGCAGTCGATGGGCCTGACACTAAAGGATCTGATGGACGAAGTAAAGCGGCAGGAGTTGGAGATTGAGTTCGCCGTGGAACGTCTGCAGGAGGGGCAGCAGTGACACCCTACTTTGCACAGGATGGCGTTTTAAAACGTTTTATAGGAGCGACAATGATGGTTGTGATTAAGGGTAACGTGGCTTACACGGCATCATACGGATGCTGGTTCTGTTTGCATGTTGGATCGGTGGCAATGTACGTCGGTCGCGGAATCAAAGGTTCAGGGCCGCGACTTGAAATAATGACACCGCGACATTGGTTCCGCTGGTCGAGGGGATACAGAGATGCGGCAAAACGTCCTGATCGTAACATGTGATGAATGTGGCATGCAGCAGTCTTTTGAGACTCTACGGGCAGGGGGTGAGCAATGAGTGAGCCGGACAAAACGCCAGAACCACAGCCGGAGTTCACAATACCCGAGGGCTGGCGAAGGCTGCAAGTCGGTGAGATACTGCAGCCTGGTGATCAGATTGTACAGATCGACGACGGGAGACGATATCCGACACACCGCGTCGGGGACGCTGTAGGGGAAAAGCAGCAGTACATCCGGCTCGATCCGGATGCAGGCATGACAGAGGAGCTGCATCGGATCCTGCAACGATGTGAGGCCAACGAAACCACCTTCGATAACCAGGATATGTCTGTCGTATTGCAGGAAGTGTACCGGCTCAGACGAATCATCATATCGGAGTTCGGATGACAGAAAAGCAATCGAAATGGTGGCAAGCAAATAGCCATGCGGAGAAGTACTTACCTTTTCAGTGGCTCATCCCCAGGGATGTGCTGTACATCCCGTGGTCCCACAACCACCTACCCCACCACGTCGAAAAGATGGAGAAGACGATTGACAGGGATACAGACGATAACCGCGGCCTGCGTTCGAATGGATAGCGCCTATTACCACATACCCGGCGTAGTGCCGTGGGACAAACGTAAGGATTTTCGCAAATGTCGGGATAATTACCCAGTCATCGCACACCCACCGTGCGCCCAGTGGGGTCGTACCGCCCCGTTGGCAAACAAAAACATATCACAAAAATCCTTGGCTTTGCTCTGCCTGCAGGAGGTACGCAGATGCGGCGGGATTCTCGAGCACCCGAAAGACAGTACCCTGTGGGAATTTGCGGGGATCCCCGACGGGGGTCGGAGGGACCAGTTTGGCGGGTTGCGTATCACAATCGACCAGTATGACTACGGTCACGAAGCCCGCAAGCTGACGACGCTGTATCTGGTCGGGTTGCCGGCAATGACGGCGATGCAGGCGGCGTACGAATTGGGTCGGCTGGGGGCCAGGGTAAAGCGTCCGCAAAAACCGAAGCAGGTGCTCTGTTGCTCAAAAGCTGTCAGAGAGCTGACCCCGGCACCGCTTGCCCGGGCGATGTGTCAATTTGTTCGGGACTTTGGTTTGAGCCGCTTAGAGCCTGACGGTTCACCGCGGACGCGAATCACGTCTGTTGTCTGGGATGGCGTTTTTCACAGGAGTCAATAATGCAAGACAGGCTTGGGGTTTCAGGGTTTCTGTGGTTTGTTCTTGTACTGGCGGGAGTGCCTTTGGGTGTGTGGGCGTTCCGAATTCTCGGGCGTCTTTGGGAGGTATTGATAGCCTCGGAGGAAGTCCCGGCAGATCCGGGGTGGGAGCAGGAGTACGCAGATTACGGTAGTAGTGCGATGACGTATTCGGAATACGAGGAGGGCTGGGATCCATGAGCGAGCAACGGGGCGGCGACAAGTACTTGAAAAGGCTGTATGGGCATCTGTGCTGTAAAATTTGGGTCGGGGATCCGGGGTGGTTGTCAATCCACCCAGAGATCGGAAACCTCCTTGTCATATTGCTGGTGATATTGCTGGCTCTTGGAGGTTGCGACGCCGTAAAAGGAGACCTCATCGTGGAGGTTCAGGAGTACGGGGTTACCATAAACCCAGACACGGGCTGGTACACGGCAGAGATTGGTCAGAATCTTTCCGGTTTTGGGCGACCGCTGGGGTGGATCTCTTTCGCTCAGATTGCGGAGGGTGGTGGGATGGCGTTCATAAGCACCGGAAGTTTCTCGGATAGGTATGGCACCGAAGACGGGGAGCAGCAGATTCAGGTGCAGACCACATACACTCGGGGTTGGGATCAGGCGGTGTTGCTGCCGTACGGGACTCCTGTAGGCGCCGGGGACACCTACAGCGATTTCCTGCGAGTCTATGACAGTCTGACAGACCTGCCGGCAAACAACCCCATCTACATCCCCTTTTTGTGGCGTAGCTGGGTCGGCAGAGCACCGACAGGCCTGTTCGACCGCGTCTATCAAGGGGTTGGGTATATCTCAATCGACGAGGTTGATCCGATGCCGATCGAAGGTTCAGGCGCCCACCCAAACTATCGACTGGACAGGATCGTCCTGACCAACGGAGACTTGTATGCCGGGCAAGTCCCCCAGACCAACTCAGTGCCCGAACCCGGGGTGTTGGCTGCGGTTTTTGTGGTGGCTGCGGTGCTAATTACACAAAAATGGTTGACGTCTCGTTTGTCCCGTAGTAGGATGCTCCGGTCGAAACCGGCGAACTGAGTCGCAGGTGCATGCTGGTATCTCAATTGGTAGAGTAAGTGGCCGCAAGGTAGTGGGTGCGTTGAGGCCACTTGTGCAGGTTCGAGCCCTGCCCAGCGTGTTTTGTTGTCAAAAGCATGTGCGGTGCTTTTGGCAGCGGTTGGTCCTGTTCCTTTGCTGTCCATCCATTAACCGGAGGGGCAGGTGGCCGGAGAGGGGTCCGCACACCCCTCTCCGGCTATCTTTTTAGGAGCACGACATGGTGGCGTACATTTACGCACGCGTCTCAACGCCTGAGCAAATGCTGAACGGGCAGAGTCTCGAGGGTCAGGTGAAGTCCTGTCGGGACTACTGCACATCGACAAACCTTGTTTTGGCTTCGGCCTCGAATTGCGACAGCCCCGGCGTGATAATCGACGGGGGCAGGAGCGCGTACAAAAAGTCTTTTGAGACAAGACCCGGCGCTTTGTTGCTGGCAAACTCGGTTCGACCGGGTGACACCGTAGTCGTCACGAGCCTGACACGGCTATTTCGCCGTGTCTCTGATGCGTGCAGCATCCTCGAACGGTGGGTCGAGGCCGGAGTCCACGTCACTTTTGTGGACTACCCTTCGCTGAGTTTCAACTCGGCCAACGGTCGGTGTCTGGTGTACTGCATGGCGGCAGTTGCTCAGCTCAAAAGCGAGCTTATTTCTGCTCGAATACGGGAGGCAAAGGCGCGAAAGAAGGATGCAACCGCGACCCCACAAGATCGCCGACCAGCGACCAGGCCGCCAGTACCTCCGTCCCAACTTTCTGCGGTTGAAACTCTTCGGATAATGGCTGCGACCCCGGCAGCGGTCGCCAAAGGGCGGACGTTTTTGTATGCCAGAGTGTCCACGGACGATCAGTCCGCAAGCACTCAACTACAGATTTTGCGGCAGAAGTACCCAGACGCCCTGGAGTTTGTGGACGAAGGGGTCAGCGCGTGGAAAACCCCTCTGCAGAACCGGCCCGCTGGTGGGCAAATGCTGCAGATCCTGCAACCCGGTGATGTCGTCGTTGCTCTGAGGCCGGACAGACTGTTTCGGTCTCTGAAAGACGCGGCCAACCAAATCGACGCCATTCACGCCAAAGGTGCCATTCTCGCGATCGCGGAAAGCGGGATCCGCACTGACGACCTGTTTGGCAGGCTGCTGATGGGCATGCTCTCCGCATTCGCCCAGCTCGAGTCCGAGGAAACTAGCCGAGCCACGAAGCATGCGGCAGCAATTGCTCTTGCGACAAATGAGAACCTGTTGCAACAACGGTTACCGAGAGCGTTGTCGAACAGGATCCCACTCCGCCAGAAGCATTACGTGTTTCAAGATGTGTTCACGCCGCAGGAAATGTCTGATTTGTGGCTCAAAGTGTACCTGACGTACAAACAATACCGGAACGTGCCGGCGTGCGTATCGTGCGTTTGCAATCAGGCGCTGCATGAGAAAGGCCTACCCCCTCTGATCGCCATGCCGTACACAAATGCGGCGGAGTACGCTCGAGCCTTGCGGCGGAAGGGTACCGCGTTATGCAAACGCGTTGCTGCCGTAGTTGATAGTCACACGCACGTAGCTTCTCCCGTGAACCCGAACCGTTTCATGAGGAACGCTGCAAGGTTCAAAGAATTCATGGACATCCACCAGCAGCTTCCGAGAGAGCAGCGATCTCTGAGCCTCACAGAGATGTTTCGGAACCATCCAACAGTGATCGGAGTTGTTTCCGCTGCAGCCAATTCTGCAGCCGACTGAGCTTCACAAATACCCGCCCGCCGACATGCACGCGAGGCAGGCAACACTTTGAATTCGCCCCGCCAATACCGCGGGTACACCACTTCCGAACAGTAGATACGTCTACGCTAACACCAAACTGTTGTTTGATCAGCGTCACGACTTCTTTTGGTGTCAGTAATTGTTCGCTCATGGGGGTCAGGTTATCGTGTAGGGAAACGGGCAAAACGGGAATGTCGGTAGAATAGTTCAGAGGCAGCGTTGCCGTCCAGTCTGATAGTGGGCACGATTCGGAAGAATCGTTTCTCCCCCCACTTTGCACTGGAGCCTTAAACTATGTCTATGCCTTTCCCAAATTTTGCCGATTTATCCGCGACCGCTCCCGTGGGGGGAGTGAACCCCCCGACGCAGCAGCCCCAGCCTGCGTCGGGGGCAGCTTTCCCTCCACCGCAGCCAGCGCCAACCCCCGCACCGACAGCACCGACAGCCCCGACCCCTGCGCCGGCAGCGCCAAGTGCCCCTGCAGCAGCGTCGAGCAACATCGCGATGATCCGCCGGCTGGAGGCCAACGGGACTCTTCCCCAAGGGCATGGGTTCACGGACGACCTGCAGGTACTCCAGTATTTGGCGGAAGCCTCTCAGACGCCAGAACCAGCGCCTCCGCAGCAGACAGCCCCGGCAGAGACGCCAGCCCCCTCACCCGCGGATCTGTCTGCTGCGGCTCTTTCGTTCCAGCAAGCGGGCATGCTGGCGTTCCGCGACGGTGCGTATGTTGCCTCAAACCCGCTCGCTACCCAGGTCGCATCAGCCCTGAATGACAACCTCGCGCGTCAGCGGGCGATCCAGGCAGAACTCGCAGACCCGGAGCGGTTTATCCGTAACTACGGTCAAGGGTTTGTCGCTGAAGTCACAGCCCCGTTACAGCAAGAGATTGCAACGCTTCGGGAACAGCTCGCCGCCGTCGCGCGACAGGCCGTACCAGACCCAGCGACGACTTTTGTGCAGACGAACCGACCCGCTTTGGTGGGGCCAGACGGAGCTTTGACGGCTGCCGGACAGGCCTATCACGCTGCTTGGGAGGCAGCAACCGCCGCCGGCGTTCGAGACCGCACTGCTGCACACAATATCGCCCACTTGGCGGCTAAGCCGCTGCTGAACACTCAAACACCCCCGCCGGCGCAACAGCCACCGGCGGCTGCGCAAAAGCCTTGGTTGCAGACTGTGACCACACAGTCGGCAAACCCTGCGTTTTCTGCTCCCGGAAGCATCGTCAACAACGGCCCTCCGGCGGGTTCGGTTCCAGTAAACAACGCCGGATTTCCGGATTTCACGTTGATGGCCGCCGCTTCTCAACAGGTACCCTCTTAATAGGATTCGAAAATGGTTGCTATTGTACCGCAAAACGTAGCGGGGCATGTCAACGTAGTACGCGACTTGGCCCCCAAGTACTGGAAAGCAGTGTCGGATCTCACGGTCCGAAACTTCTTGACGATGTACAACCTGCGGCGATTCGGTCGGCTCTCGTTCAACGCACGCGGGCATACTCAGGTCTGGAACGCTCGCGTCAAGCAGCCGTCCGTATTCCCTGCGGTCGAAAACCAGCCGTTGCAGTTTGTCAACACCGACACCGACATCCAGTATTTTATTGGGATCAAGGGCTACCGCACGTCCGATTTCATGGGCGAGCAGGAGTACTTGATGCGAGATGGCGCTGGCGACATCGCAATCACCGACCGCTACACCCGCAAATCGGAGGAACTCGCTCAGGCAATGAGCGAGAGAATTCAGCGAGCGTTTTGGTGTAACGGCAACGATTCAGCGTTTGCCTACGATTTCGCTGGTATTGGTACGGCTACCGCGTACGACAACAATACGCTCACCAACGCCGATAAGGTCGCTCGTCCGACAGGGTCCTACTGCGGTCAGAATACAGCCCTCGGGTCTCTGGGCGGAACGTGGTCGGTGACCGCCGGCGACACCCCGCCGAATGCCTCTCTCGGGAACGACTTCCCGTTTGGTCAGGGTAGCCCTGAGTATGATGGTACTTCGCCGCTGATCATCAATTATGGCCCCAACATCTGGGGCAATGGCGGTACAGGTTTTGCGAAAAACATTGTGTCTGCTGCCTCCTACGCGATGACAGCCATGCTGCACCGTGGCGGCCAGTCGATGATTGGCGCTCCTCCGCAGGTCGCTATGAGCAGCAATCTGTTCCCCCAGTTCAAGGACAGCTTCCGCGCCAACAACCGGCAGATCATGCCGTGGAAGGACGGCGACCTGGGCTATCCGGGCGAAACGCTGATGGTTGACGGTGCCGTCTACTCAATGGACTACGCCATTCCGCAGAACAACGCCTACATGTACCTCCCGCAGTTCTTGGAGGGCTTCTTCCTGCACAACGATATTTACGGACCACACGGCCCCGAGTGGAGCACAAGCCACACTGGGTACCTGTACTACGCCTCGAGCTACGGCAATTTCAAGTTCTTGCCGAAGTACCTGTGCCGGTTTGTGAGCAAGACCTGATCGTCGGATCGCCTGATTTTACGTTCCCAAAACAATCGGTTTACTTTTTCTGAAGGTGATGTATGGCAGGCCACACGATTCTGGCGAAGTTGGGTGCGGTTGATATCTATGATGACCCGCAGGCTCTGGGTCAGGGAGCCGAGTTTCAAGACCTCGACTACACAAACCCGGAATTTCCGGTACTGCAGTCTCAGCAGAAAGTCTGTGCAGTCTTGGTGAAGAACGACAGCGGAGCGACATTGGCCCCGGGCGTTGGTGTGCGGATGAAAGCCGCGGACACCACCGTCACGCTTGTGGGGGGTCTGTGCGGGGCAAATCAGGCCCTGCACGGAGTTGTCGATCCGTGGTTGTCAGCCCCCGTCCCGGTCGGCAGTATTTTCTGGATGATTGTCGAAGGACCTACTCGGGTGTTGGCCGGCACAGGGGGTCTGACCCCCGGGGCCGTCCTGCAAACTTCCGCCAACGGCACGTTTGTGGCAGGTACCGAGGGAACCAACCCCGTGGGTCATTGCGGGTATTCCTCGAGTACTACCGCGGCGGCAGCACGCGGTCGGGCGTACGTCCGCACCCCGTTCAGCCCACTCGACTGCTGATTTGTGCCGGCTGATGTCGCAAGGTTCCCTCTTACAGGAGTTTAGTTGTGGTTGACAAACCAGTTCCGCCGACCGGGATTCACGGCAGTTCCAGCGTGACAAACGTCCAGCCAGGCAACCCTATCCAGAACCCGCTGACTCCGGTCAGCACTCGGTGACTCCGTGTCAGGCGGAGACGCAACGCAATCGGCGGGCCACAGCCCGCCGATTGTGTTTAGTGAGCAATTCCCGGGGCGAGTGATCTGCCCCATTTGTGGTATGCCATACACTCCACGGGCTGATGGAGCATCTTGCATGTCATGCACTGAGTTGGCGGAGCGCACCGCCGCGTCTTTGCTAAGCGGAGAGCATCCCTCTGAGTGGCGAAAAGCCCTGGCAGCGGTGCGGAAAAAAGGCCGCCCGTACGGCCTCGACCTCGCCGACCGCGTGATAGAAAACCTCGGGGGTCCGGAAAAGCTCGCCGACCGCCTCGTCGAGGACTTCAAGACGGCACGAGGGGAGGGCCTGACGCCAGAGCAGGCAATGTTCCAGTCCGTTGACCTCAAGCTCGTCAAAGGGCTGTACGAGCTGCTGAGCACACTCATAAATTCCCGCGATAAGCTGGTGGGAGACTCGGACCCTCTCGGAGATATGGACGAGGGGCAGCTCATGGCGGTGGCCTCCCAGGCCGCTTTCGCCCGCCTCGAGCACGACCCCTTGTTTCGGGTTGACATTTTGAGCAGAATATCCCAGATAGACCCTCAATTGGTGGTTTCATCCGCGATGCAGGTTTTGTCCCCGCCGAAGGTGGTGGTGATTGATGCGAACGTTTCTCCAACGAGCTGGTAGGTACGCACCGTACGCGACGTACGGACTTACTGCAGGTGCTGTGGCCGGAGCCCCCGGCAGCGAGTATTACAGCCCGGTGCTGGACGCCGTGGGGAACGCCTTCGACCTGCCCGGCAGCTCCGTCAGAGACCTGCTCGTCGGGAGAAACCCACTCGACCAATTTGCGTCTCCGTTCAGCGCCGACAACCGAGTGACGGGGAGAGATGTTCTGGATCACTGGGGTGTTACAGCCCCGAACAAAGAGACCGGCATGGCTGGCTGGCTCGACGATCCGATGGAAGGCCTTCGCGACCTGGCTGGGTTTGGGGTGGAGATCCTGACGGACCCGCTGAACGTGGTTTCTGCGCTAAAACTCGGCAAGCTATTTCGTGCGGGGAAAAAGGCCACAACCCACAACGCAGCTTTGGAGGCCTTGCAACGAAACCCGGAACGGCAACGCCTTGGTCGAGAGATGGTAGAGGCGTACGGCGAGTCTGGCGAGCACACAATGACACTGCTCGATGCCGCCACGATTGCGCAGAAGAAAGACCCAAACTTGGTCTACGGCGGCGTAACCGCTAAGCGGCTGGAGGGCGCTGTTGCCGGGATCGCAGCGACTTCCGCGGTTGCTGATCAGTTGATGGAATCGCCCCTGCAACAGCCGGCAATACCTCGACCACGATTGATGCAGGACGAGGCGAACGACCTGTTTGCCGGCAGAATCGACCAAGACCAGTACAACCGCTTGATGGATGAGTCGGGGAGGGCGCCAGTTCCTCGGTCAGAAGACCACCTGACAACCTTGCGCGACCGCATGCCTCCGGGTTTTTCCAACAGCCCGGAGCGGATTGCGGCAAAGGGTTTGGATGACCTTTCCCCGGTTGTTGGTATGCCGGTAGGGGCCCGTCTGGACATCAATGAGTACGCGCGGAATAACCCTGTCGTCACGTTGCACGGGAAAGACGGGCTCAACTACGCCCGAGCTGTTCAGCTCCTGCCGGACGAAACAGGCAAAGTAAGTTTTGGGCTGGCCGGAGGAAACAAAACAAACGTAAAATCGCCTTTGGAAGAGTACCAGTTTTCTGCCGGGCCTCGGGGCCCGGCAGCAGTTGCGGCGGGAGAAGCCAGTAAAAACTCGTGGGCCGTGGTTGCGGGTCGGGTGGGGGCTCTCACGTCCCCGGATCAAGTGCTTAGCGAGATTCAAGCGAAGATGCGGGATCCGCAATGGCGGCAGGTTGGGTACAACCCCGAGCGGCACTCCTACTTCTACCTGTCGGACGACCACCGGTCGCGTGTTGTTGACGCCGACGAGGTGCTGCAATTCGGCGACTTTGTTTTGGCGAAAAACCCGCGCACGGAGATGATGTCTTCTGAAGGCGTTCGAGACCGTTTGGCGGCGGCTGGGGTGGGTCCGGAAGATGCCGACCCGCGGATGCTGTACCAGTCTCCATTAAATCCACAGAACACTCTGATGGATGATAAAAATTGGGTGTTTGTTCATGGGGGTAGTAACTGGCGAGATTTTGACAAAAGCTTTCTTGGATCCGGGGAGCCCGGAGGACTACGCCCTCTGGGAAATGGGCTGTACGGGTACGCAGCCAGAAACGACGAAGAATTGTTAAGAGCTATTTCAGGCGCCAAGGTGTACGCCAACGAGTACGGAGGGGGCGACCCCCAAATACACTTGTTTTCTATACAACCTCCGGTAGGCCACACGTCGTGGGCGGGGCAACACGCTCCGGACTATCTATTTACAGACACACAAAAACGTATTGGAGACCTGTACGAACACGCAAACTCTCTCCCCGTCGGGAGCGAACGATCGGCTGCGTTTGCTGAGGCCAGAAGGCTCAGTGACGCAAATAAAGTAAACTATAGGCTAAGAGTGGAGATGCTCCCAGCCCAAGGCGATGGGTTTCCGGGGCTTATTGAGGCCGCAGTCCACGACCCGTCGTTGCTTAACAGAATAGGTATGGCGCCCGCCAACACACCAAACGAAAAAATAGCGAGGTTGTTGGCCGGATTGAACCCAGAGGGACCCGACCCGAACCTCTACACGCAATCGCCGCTAGCCGACCAAACACCTCGAGGAGCTATTCAATTCAGTCCGGACGGGACAACGTTGATGGCTTTTGGTCCGGATCCGTCAACAGCACCGCACGAGATGTCCCACTACCTGCGCCGCCGGTTTATGCCGGGCAATCCGTGGACTCGAGACCGAGAGGAAGCCTTTGCCGGAGGGTTCGAGAACTTCGCCGCAACAACATCCACCAGCAGCCCTGCGATGTCTGCGGCGTTTCAGTACTTCAACCAAGAAATCCCGAAAGTGTACGACCCGCAAATGGGCTACCGAAATCTCCCGGCCAGAGGCGGGTACGACTACGCAGATCTTCTGGGTGTCACCGAAACCGCCTCGCCACTGGACCCGAAGCAGGCTCCTGACCTAATCACACCGGCTGGCATGGCGTTGGTTCGCAATCTGCTGTCCCGGTTCAGCCAACATGGTGGGATATGACAGATCAGCTCACACAGGCTCTGATGGCCGCCGCCAGACTCCTCCAGCGGGGGAACGACGGCCTTGAAATCTTCCGGCCAACATCGTACCAAGAGCCAGTGATTCTAGCCAAAGCCACAGAACATCTGGTGCAGGGGGGCACGCGGTCTGGCAAGAGCACCATCGTCGCCGCGCTCATAGCTGCGTACGCCCGAAACAGACCCATCACGTTTTCCGACGGGTCTAAGCACAATATCCGCGAGAAGGCGTGGGCTAATCGGCCCGTTGTTGTGTGGCTTGTGGGGCTGCAGCTCAGCCACATCGGCCAAACGCTTTACCGCCTGCTGCGGCAGCCTGGGGCGTACGACTGCGTGCAAGACCCTGTGACAGGGAAACTACGCGCGTGGCAACCCGGTGTTGTGCCCGGGGACGACAAGATCGGTCCGGACGGCAGAGTGCCAGCACCTCCCCTGATCCCCGACGAAGAGGTCATAAACGAAACCTGGGAGAACAAGGCCGAGCACAAGCTCACCAGTATGACCCTACGTAATGGCTCCATGATATACGCATTTGCTTCGACCGCAAAGGTCAAGCGCGGCGACCCGGTGAACATCCTGTGGATCGACGAAGAAATCCAGTTTTCCGAGTACTACTCGGAATGGCAGAGCCGTCTCAGCGACCGCAAAGGCAGGCTGTATTGGACGTCGTGGCCAGACTTGAAGACCCCGGCGTTGTTGAGACTATGCGATCGTGCCAAAACCCAAGCCCGCGAGGTCGCCAGAGGGGAGAGAAAAACCGCGGACGTCGTCAGGTTTACTTTTGTCGGGTCAAACTCCCCGTTTGTCGATAAGGACGAAATCCGAAAACGGTCTGAAGGTTGGAGCGAAGCCGAAAGACTGGCTCGAGATTTTGGGGAGTTCCCCACGGAAGGAATATTGGCGTACCCGGAATTCAGCGAGGACCTCCACGTCGTTGATTACGGAGATAACGACGACATGAACGACAGGGTCACTGACGTCATGCGACGCCTGAACGGGACGGTTCCTGACGATTGGCCGGTCGATTTGATACTGGACCCCGGAACAACCAGCCCCGCCGTGTTGTGGTGTGCGATCCCGACGCCCGATTACTGGGACTGCGGAATGCCCTACTACATCGTCTACCGGGAGATGAACATTCCCCGTATCGACGCTCGTGACATGGCGCTGCGGATCAGAGCGATAGAACCCACCCGCACCTACGCCCGGTTCATCATCGACAAAAAAGCCGGCGCCCAAACACCGATGGGTTTTGCACATCGGGTAGCCTACCAATACTCTCAGGAATTCCGGGCCGTTGGTGTCCGCAACGTGGCCACGGGTTTTGAGTTCATGCCGAGCGAGCACGTCTGGGCGGTGCGAACACTCAAACTACGTGCGTGGATGCGGGGTCGGGTCGATTGTCCTCGACCGCAGTTGCGGATCTACGCCCGCTCTTGCCCTAAGCTGATAGACCAGCTCAAATCCATCCGGAAAATGCTTCGCCGGGACGAGGTGCAGGACAAGATCGCCGAAGGGCAAGTGCATGACGTGCTCGACACTCTGGAGTACTGGGCGGGTTCCGACCCAACCTTTCGCGTGGTGAGCCCCGAATCCAGAAACAACCCAGGGTTGCGGATGTTCGAACAGGAAGGTATATTTTGGCAGAACCTGTCGGGGAACAACTCCCCTGCAAAACAGATGATCATGTTAGGCGCTCCGGGGGCAGTATGAGACAAGAAATTTTGACGCGGTCGTTTTCAGTCCCGATCCCAAACGGCGGGCACCAGTCTGTGCCGGTCACGCTGGGGGACACAGTGTGGTATTTCCACCGGGGAGATATGACAGCGAGACCCAGCGTGGCGACTGTCGTTGAGCTGTGTGATCAGGGACAGGTGAGTCTGACTGTGTGGGATCAGGGAACCAGTTCTTGGGTGTCAAAAACTGGCGTGTGCATTTTCGGCGACGAGCGGTTGACCAACGTTAATGTCCTTAACAGAGGGGTGTGGCTGCCGCGGGCGTTGTGGCCACAAATCATTGACACATGATCACATACGAACAGGTACAGCGTGCGCTGCTGGGGCCATTGGTGACGCAGTGGTCTGCCCGGCTACAGGCGGCAAAAGCGGCCAAGAGCCGTTTTGACACCTGCGCGCGCCTGTGCCGCAAGTTCTACGGGTCGGACCCGGGGGCTCAGTGGGGTGACGATGTTCGCAAGGAGTTCTACCCGCAAGTCCCCAAGCCGCAGTTTGCGATCTCCATAAACAAATCGTTTGAGCTTGTCTCGGTGATTGGGCCGAGCATGCTATGGCGTAACCCTCGGAGGCAAGTCCATTCGATAACACCGCCGTCCCAGACCGAGATACTCTCGCAGGTGTTTGGTGTTCAGGACGAAGCTTTTCTCCAGCAGATGCAGGCAATGGAGCAATCTCAGTCGGCGACTACCGCTGTGCGGGACAAGCTGTGTGAGAAAGTGCTTAACTACATGCTGGACTCGCACCCGACGGGCACGGCTTTAGCCGAAGCACAGCTCGTGGTCCAAGATGCGTTGGTGTCGGGCCTTGGCCTTTTGTGGACCGAAACCTACACTCACAGGGCTGACGGATCCCCTATGGTGGGCTCATTCGCCGGTCGGCAGGATGAGCTACTGATCGACCCGGACTGTCGCGACGCGACGCGAGCCTCAGCAAAGTGGATCTCGAGGACGCACGTCGAACCTGCGTGGGTGGTCGAGAGGCGTTTTGGTTACCCCCCGGGGTATTTAGCCGGAAAAGGCACCAGCGTGAGCGCGGAGTGGGCGTGGCAACAGAGCCAAGTCCAGCAATCCCATCAGTACTACCAAGACATGGTCGAATGGCACGAGGTCTGGAGTTGTGGCGGGATCGGCGCTCGTGTGCATGGGATAGACGCGGCCTTGGGTCAAGCGATGGATGAGGTCGCTGGGGAATACTGTTACATTGCGTTTACCAAAAACCTGCCTCACCCGTTGAATCTCCCCCCGACTCTGGTCGAACAAGCTCCTCCTGATGCGATCCGAGAAGCACTGCGGTGGAGGACATCTCGCTTTGGGAGCGTCTTCGAATGCTGGAAAGACCGCCGGTGGCCCTGTGAGTTCCTGGAGTTTTACCCGCTAGCCGGAAGTCCGTGGCCGATAGCGCCCTTGGCACCGGGCCTGCCCTACCTGTTGGCGATGAACATCCTGCTTGTCAGTCACCTGCAGATGAGCTACGACCGTCGAAGAGATATAATCGGCGTTTACGAGCACATGGCGCAGCAGGTCAACGAGGCGCTTAACAGCGAAGCCACACCCTGCGTTATCAAACTGACCTCAGCAGCTCAGCAGTCCATTTCTGAGGTGATGACGTACCTGCAGAGGCCCGCGGTCGGGGGCGACTTGTTGCAGTGGGTCGAGTACCTTGACAGGCAATTCCAGAAGGCCACTGGGCTTGACGACCTCAGCTACGGGATCGCAACAAAGCAATCCCGCGTAGTTGCTGATGTGCAGTTGCGACAACAAAAGAGTGCGGTCCGGCCAGACAAAATGGCGGAAGACGTTGCCGAATTCCTTCGCCGCGTCGCTACCAAAGAGCTGTGGTTGTGCGCTCAGTACGTAACCGGGGAGTCCCTGACTCCTCTGCTTGGCCCGTACGGTTCTCAGGTGTGGGAGCAGCAGGTCCGTGCTATCCCGTTTGAGCAGCTCGTCAGGCAGTTTGACGCTTCCGTCGAGGTCACGGAAATGCGGCGTCCCGACAACGACAAAGAGATCGCAGACCACGAGAGGATCCTTCCGTTCCTGCTGCCGGTGCTGCAGTCGTACGCTCAGACTACAGGGGACACCACGCCCCTGAACAATCTGACGCAACGGTATTTCAGTGCGATGCAGTTGAAAGACCCTGCCGCGTTTGTCATGCAGGGGTGGTCACAGCAGCCAGACCCGGCAGCGATGCAGTTGCAGCAGCAGATGACGGCGGCTCAGTTGGCGAAACTTGCAGCAGATACGGACGAAACCCGCGCCAAAACCACGGCCCGACTGGTGGATGCGAATTTCAAATCGCAGGGGGCTACTGCCCCGGCGATGCAGCGAATGCGGTTCGCCGAACTGCAGCACGCACAAAAGATGAGGCAGCAGGACGAGACCCACATTCAGAATCTGTTGTTCGCGCAAGAGCAAGCCGAAATGGAAAGGAATAACCGTGTCCAGTAAACCCCCACAGCGGTACAGTCGTTTGTCGGATCAGTCTGAGTTTGAGGCGGTGTGGGCCTGCGGGCCGGAAGCCGTGGCGTTCTTTGACACCATAGTAGCCCGCGAGGGCGTGCGTATGGCGGCCATGCTGGCGTGTCGGAAGGCCCCCACAACCGGGGTCGATGATCGCATGGTGATGGCGAACGAGGGCAATGTCGAGAAAACGTTCCGGGGTTGCCCTGAGATGTTGGCGCTGTACCGCAAAAACTACCGGGCAAAAACCGGCGAGGATTTGCCAGCCGACGCTGTGGTGTACCGCGGCCTGGTTGAGTACCCCGGGGACCCTCGTGCGGTCGTCACCCACAAAAACTCTCTGCAGAGTGTGCAGGAGTATGCTCGGGAGCGGGGCCGCGATGTGCAGGGCGACTGGGAAGTAGTCGGCGACCAAGTCACGCCCACCCCGCAGATTGTTCGCATGGCCCCTGACATTGTTCAGAGGTATATGAACGAATACCGTCAGGAGCAGCCAGACACGTACCGCAATGTGTCGGATGCAGACCTGAAGGAAGAGGTGATTTACCAGCACACCAAGCTGGTAACCGCTGACGACGTTCGAAACGCACCCACGACACTGGAGCAGTGCGCCAAGGTTTTCAAAGATGCTACTTAGCTTTGCGGACGTCATGAGTTTTTTGGCCACCCAGCTCGACACCATACTGTCGGGCAGTCTGGAGCAGCGCGTACGTAACGCTGTGCAGATGGCGTGGGGGCGCATGCACACTCTCGCAAGCTGGAGTTACTTCCACCGTTCGGGAGTGCTGCGGGTGTATCCCGGCCAAAACACAGGCACTGTGTCGTTCTCCAAAAACACCGGGTTGGTCACCCTCACCGGGAACACGTTTCCGGAGATGGCTCCTACCCAACACCTTCTCATAGATCGCACGTGGTACCCTATTTTCCGTAGGCTCAGCTCTACACAGGTTGAGCTGTACCCAGAGACCAGACCCGCCGTAGACCTGACTGACGTGAGTTATGTGCTGCAGCAGGTACTGTACCCCCTACCTGCTGAGGTAAGTGATGTCATAGTGGTGTACGAAGGCCACCAAAACATCCGGATGTGGCGAGTTTCTCCGACAACAGCGTTTCAAATCCAAGAGGGGTTTTCGTGGTCGCCGACGTTGCCGACGCAGTATTCGATTTTTGCGGACCCCCGGCACCCCGGGCGGTGGTGCTTATGGATACCCTGCGAGATCTACACACCCACAGAACTGGCGTACATGTACCAAGCCCGACGCCCGTCGCAGTTACTTGTCCGGGAGTCGAGAGGAACGGTCAGCGTTGCCGACGGGATCGCCACCTTTTCAGACCCGATAGTGACACCCGCTTTTGTTGGTGCGGTGTTGAGGCTGTCGGCTAGCGCGACGACACCCCCTGTCGGCTCGTACGGCGATTACGCACAAGACCCGTCGGTCTTAGAAACCCCCGTGTCGGAAATGCTGGTGACAGCGTTCTTATCCTCCACGCAAGTGCGAGTGTCAGACACAACCGCATCGGCGAGCGGGGTGGCTTACGTGGCGTCCACCCACATTGACTGCGCGGGCGGGGCCATGCAAAGCCTGGTGTTCCGCTTAGCCGAAGACGAATATGGCACACGCCCGGTGGGGAACCACAACGAAAAACTGGTGTCGAAGTCCAATCTCGCGGACGCAGTCCGCGAAGCCTTAGCCGCGGATAACCGAAACGTCACCAACATGCGTTCTGAACTTCAGTATTGGTACGGGCTGCGGCTGAAGGATATCGGATATGTCGTCTCCTGAAACGAGAATCCTGTCTCGCACCCTGACGATTCTGCAGACCTTGGCCGCACAAAACAAATTTGTGCCGGTCGAGGGGGAGCGGTGCCGGCAGGTTCACCCTTCTGCAATCCGCCAAGTCCGAGCGTTGGAAGGGTCCGAGCAGACACGCACTTCGAGCGGTGTAGGGAACATCCCGTTGCCGGCCATTCTTGTGTCGGCGTTACCGGTTGACACAGCCACCCCGTCCGGCGTCTCGACAGCGGATGACGAGATTGTTCGTGTCGCTATCCTCATCGTCGAGAACTGCCCTCAATCCAATTTGACGACGTTCGAGTCTTTTTCTCAGTGGCAGTCAATAATCCGCCAATCGCTTTTGACCACACCCAATCCGTTCTTGCAGGACGCCAGTCCAACAGAGTATGATCCTTACGTTGTTCAGACCGTGCGACGCACGAGCGTAGACCCTGCATCGTTTGTGCGGAGTGCTCAAGTTGTGGCACAGTTTGTGTTTCAGGTTATGGTGCGGCACCCTCGTGGAGCGTGAGACATGCCAGTAAGCACGGGCGTCAGCAGTCGGGTCAGTATCGGAGGAAACGCTTTCTGTTTCGCTTCGTTTGAAGACAGCTCGACGCAAGAGCGTGTGGTAAACCCGTCGGCTATTTGCGGTAGTCGCGATCCGATTGTGCAGCGGGTAGCCACTGGCCGCAAGCTGGTGCAGTTCCAGCTCACACACGACGCTACTCGACCGATCCTTGACCAACTGCTCGCGTTGGCCGGCACTACTCGCACGGGAGCCGGTACGCAGGCGTCTCCGTGGTTGTACACGGCGAATGAGTCTGTAGGCACCACCGAGATCTGCGTTGACAAGGTTGGCGCTAAGCACAAATACACGTCTTGCCGACTGCAGCGGTTGGTGTTGCGCGGTCAGGTCGGCACTATGCCTATCCAAGCCGAGTCCACTTGGATTGCGACAGATGAAATTGAGGACGCCGCGTTCTCGTTTGTGGACGGGACCGTTGACAACCTGATCGCATTCCCGGGGGCGGATCTTACTGTCGGCGGGGTGGCCGCGGCCCATGACCGCTACGCTATCGTGATTGACAACAGGTTGGTGCCGAGCTGGAATGCCAGCGAGACGGTGACCGACGTCGGTCCCGGGCCGCGACAGGTACTGCTGGCCTTCGCTTGCCCGTACATCGCAGCGAACAAAGACCACTACTGGCTGAACCGAGCTGTCACGCCCCGCGCTTTGTCTCACCGTATCACTAACGGGAACGACTCTCTCACATTCAGCATGGGGTATGGCGTGCTTGTGCCCCAAAGCCCGTCGGTGCCGGGCGCTACGGAAGAGATCAGGATCAACGAAACATGGGAGGCGTACCGAAGCGGCAACGACCCGGCGTTTACGTTTTCGCTGTACGGCACTTGACGAGGTTTTGAGATGACCCCCACACTGATACCCGCGGAGATTGATGACGGGGCGACAGCAGCCGTCAATCTTAAGTCCAGAGCGGCTGAGATGTCGCCTGTGCTGTACGTCAGATCCACGGTCGGATTGGTGGAACCGACAGAGCTGTTTGCCGCGTATACGAGGTTCGATAAAAACAGGCGTTGGCTTTTGCCGGTATTCCAACCCCCGTACGTTTTCACGTTACGTCCGGTCGATTCCATCGAAGACCTTATCAAAACGGTGGTCTCCAGTAGCGAAGATTTTATCGCAGTGTTGCAGGCGATGGCAAAACCCGCCTTGACGCCTGAGCAGGTTCGAGATCACGCTGTCATGCAAGCCCAACAACCAGAGGTCAGCCGCTTCTCGTGTAGTCTGTGCTCGGAATACCGAGTCGATCTGGTACACTTCACAGTGGGGCTCGACCACTCGGGGCAACCGTACAAACTTCCGCCGGGGAGTGTGCCGCATTGCCTGACACCCGGAGGGTCCTGCGCCAAAGGCAGCCCTGAGGTCAGCTTGGGGGTGTCAAACCCGCAGTTTCGGAAACTGTGGCAACATTATTGGACGTACCGGTTTCAGGTCCATAAACTCAGCAACTGCCCGAGATATATGACATACCGCTCAGTCTTAGACAATGTGGTGCAGCGTGGAAACAATCCCGGAACTGATCCGCTTGCTGGCCGAGGCGCCTCCCGAGGAGCGGGTTTTACCAAACCCGATGGATCTTCTTCACGCGGCGCAGTTTCGCCTCCAGACGTCCCGTGCCTCTTCTGTGGGAACCCAGCCTGTCAGTCCGGCGAGTGTCGCAAGTAATGAGTACGGAAGCGTAACACCCGCGTTGCCGGCCACACAGCAGCAGATTGCGACCCCTGTCGCAGGGGTCGCCACGAATGTGCAAACCAGCGCCGCTCCGGCGGTCGGCACCCAGCGGCCTGAATCTACCGGTCGAGTTGCTACAGCTCGACCGTCAGAACCCGCGACGGCTGCACCTGCATCGCCAATCTCGGCAGTTTTTCAGACGGTCGGTCCGGCTAAGCCCTCTCGATATGAGTGGTACACTCAAAACCCTGCGGAGGTAAACGCACCCCGAGAGGCTGTATCCCCGTTCGCAACGCCGGCAGAGCGGGAAGCGTCCCGGCAACAGTCCGCGGAATTCGCGGCGGCACGGTTCGTGTCCGCCCCTCCTGCAGAATACACCCCGGCCAACCAATCGCAAGGCGCGATTGCAAAAGTTGTATCTCCGGAGTACGCCGCCGGCGTGTTGGCCACCGCAGCAATACCTCGCCCGAACGTCGGAGATCCCGCCAACCCACAACAGCCGTATATGGTAAGCGGCGTGCAGGTGACGCCCAATATCCGAGTAGATTTTGTAGTACCCCCGCCAACTGTTTTCGATGCAAAGGCGATGTTTGAGGCTGCTGACAGACTCACCGCTCGGACGGCACCCAACGCCCCGACCGACGTTACGCCGAGGAATCTGTTTCAGCCCCCCGTCGCCGCGGGAGTCGAAAGCACGTCTGAGATGGTGTCGCAGCATTTTGTGTCACGTCAGTCGAGTCAGTTAGACAGGAGGTACTGACGTGATTTTCAAATACGGAAACTACGCCCACGACAACTGTGAGTGCGGGTTGCGTGTCGCTGCTACGGCGATTATGGACGGCTACCGCCGCAGGATGGGCACGATTTTTGAGTACACTATCGTGGGCGTCAAGATCGTACCGACTCAAGCCACCCCAGATCAGACCAAGGCCTTGTTGACTACCGCCCTGCAGAGCTTGGAAGCGGCGTACGCGGTTGATAACCAAAACTGCGGTCTGTATTTGCCCGACGGCGTTACGGCCACAGCTCACGTGTTGACCAGCGCAAACACCTTCGGCGGTGTCAAAGTTATCCAACCCCCCACATACATCGAAGGGCCGTGGACCGGCCAAATCGAATACCTCAACCGCAGGTCTTACTCCATCGTCCTGCGTGCAGAGGTTCGCACTGGGACAGGCGTGCATTCCTACCGGGAGAGGCTGACCATTAAAGGCAACGGCGGCCCGCGGTGGCGGTACAGCCCCCAAGAGGTCGGCGACCCACAGAAGCAGACACTCCAGACTGCGACAACATTTTTCTACATACAAGAAGGCCAAGCGATCGGGCGTCAGGCATACCCAACACCCCCAGCCCCACTGTTCCCTACTCTCGAGCACGGCCCTCTGCGAGAGTTGGCGTACGACTCGCCCCAGGATTTGAACGCAGCAGGGAACCCCGAGATGTACCCGATCTCGTGGAAGTATGTGCAGGAGGCCACGGTGTCCCAATTGTTTCCCGGGTTTCTCCCTCCGTAATCTGAGGTCAACATGCCGTGGTCGTTTCCGGGTATATCGTACCCGTGCGAGATGGTGTACACGCAGCATTCCGGTTTTGATCCCGACAAGGTTCAACTACGCGCCTTGCCGCAGATCGGGAACTTTCCGACGTCAGGCACTTTGACGATGGTGTGGGGCGGGACCACAATCACTCTGCCGAATTGCGTCGTAGACGTGGCCTCGTTTAAGTTGGTCGAGGGTAAATTCCTAGACATCATCCTGCTCGACAGACGCGACCATTGGTCGCGTCTACCAACGATCTCTGGAGACTACAACCTGGTGATGGGCGGAAAGCGCGTCACGGCTACGGAGAAAAACCTGCGGCAGATCGCGACGATATTGTTGACGGCTATGGGGGAGCCCAGTGCTGACGTGTCTGTGTTGCCGACCAACGTCTACCCCCGAGTCACGTTCGAGCAGGCATCTCCTGCGGTGCATCTTCGCAAGCTGTTAGAGGATCGAGGGTACACAATCGCTTTGAACTTTGGCAATGAGCCTGTGAAGGTGGTACGGCTTGGTACTGGGGCGACGTTGCCGACGAATGACGTGTTTCTGCGTACCGAAGGCCTCGACCCAAAAGTCGCCCCCCGCTACGTGCGCACTGTGTTTGGTCGAACGTGTATGCAGGCTCGTATGGCGTTAGAGGCTGTAGGCCTAGACACTGACGGTCGCTGGAAGCCGATTGACGACCTGTCCTACAAGCCTGCTGGCGGGTGGGGTACAACATCTCCGTACGCCCTGCAAGACGAAGACAACAGCATCACGGCTCAAACTCGAGAGACCAGCCTGGGCTTTGTTCGCAGGGCCTACAGGATTCGAGGGTTTGTCAACGACACGGCACAAGCCCCCACGTGGGTGTTGCCGTTCTTTGGTACGGCTGTTCCGGGGTTGGACTTCATCCTGCCGCTCCAATCCGGGCTGTTGGAAAAGCAGACGATACGTGATTGGGATACGCGAGGCTGGCCGCGGGTCTACGGCAAGCGGACAAAACGGTTGTCGTGGCAGGATCCCACATTCGCGGCGGGAGAGGACCTGCAGGACACTGCGGTGACGGATCAAGTCACAGACTTTTTCCGAACAGAGCCGGAGTACGGGATGGTGATATTCTCGGAGCCGCAGGTGATCTTCAACCCGACCAGCAATTATTTTGAGCCCGCCCAACTGTACCTCGAATGTGCCTTCCAAATCCGCAACCCCTCCACATACGCGACACACCAACAGTTCATCGATGTCGATGTGTACCCGCAGGGTAGTGGGTACGCTGTGGTCTCAGGCGAGTCTCGGTTTGAGATCATCGCCAACTATTCGGGCAATCACGCAATGACTGGGCAAACCACAAACCAGACAGATTTGCAGACAATCGCCGACAACAACGCAACGGCAGTGTCCGGCCTTTACGCCACAGGAGCCGCCCAGCAAGTAGTGTATTCGCAGCCACAGTTGACTCTGCGATGCGACGGCGCTATTCTGCAGGTACAGCATGTGCTGACTTGCGGAGAGTTTGAGCACGCGGTGAACCGCACCGTTGCTTCTCGAAACTGGGAATTCGACCGGGGGATTCCTTCTCGTCGGGAGAGACGCGTGGCGGCAATGGCGGAATACTCAGTGAGAGATTTGGACCAAGCCCGACTGGATACCGTCGATGGTTGAACCAACATACTCGAGAGCCCCAGCAGAGCCGCAGTACGCGTTGAGGTTTCGAAACGTGTCTGGAGAGGCCATACCTCCGTATGCGGTTATGAGTTTTCGCTCAAACCCGGTAGCCGGAATTCTCCAGGCCAACAAGCCAAACGCTACGGGTTCCGCCCTGTATTTGGTCAACGGTGCCCGCCCGATAGCAGCGAACACGTTCGGTGAGGCGTACCTCTGGACAACACCCCGGAGGGTAAAGATAATAGGGGCTCCGGATGCGGGGTCCTTGGTCGGCCCGATCCCAGGGTCTTGGGGTATTGGCCGGGGCGGTGGTGGTTTTCGCGTGCTGTATCCCGCCCCGTCTGCGGACACGACCGCGGTTGTTATTGCGACAGGCGAGGCTACGCCGAAATACTTCGGACGGTTGAGCGGGAACTTAGCAGCGTCTTCCAACCCTGCGACTGCCCCCTCAACCGCACCGTTTCGGGTGTGGAGGAGAACACCGGCAGGGACGTTCGAAGACTCTGGGCAGAACATCACGGTGTTCCACCGAATGCGGAACATCTCGATTGTGTCCGGGGCTTGGGCAGAGGCGGAAATGGTTGATGGGGAGTGGCGGCTGTACGTAGCAGATTGCGGGTGATCCGATGCAACTCGGGCGATGTTGTAAATGTAATCGAAACCCCGTAATGCTTCCCGTGTTAAGGTACGTGAAGCTCGTGGGGCCGATTCCCTCAGAACTCGGAACAGAGACTCTTTCGTGGTCTTGGGGTCAATTCACAAATCCGAACTTTCAACGAACTCCTGTCGAACCTGCTACATATGGGTATTTTGTATCACTAGGTCAGATACCGTCGCCGGGCCCGGTAGGCGAATACACTAGGTACTTGGTGCAACCCATGCGGTATACCATACACAGTTGGTCGGAAGGATTTTATGGCGTAAAATCAAATGGCGGACAAATTCTTAGCAAAAGATCGCAGCCACCTCTGACGTACTCTAACAATGACATCTCAGGACCGCCGTACGAAAACCTGAAAGCTAACGTGTTGACGGCGGCGGAAGGTGTGCATATTTTTCCGCCCACGAGTAGGATGCCTCCGTCTTCCGCTTGGCATATGCTAAATTACAACAGCAACACTTTTGGTTGGAGAGGGACTGGCGTGGATATTGTTGGGCATTGGCCGATACGGGCAGGGACGTTCGGGTTTGGTGGTGGGTACAGCGTGTACGAAAACTATCGCCGACTCATACTGGAGTGGCAGGTGCGGAGCGCTTTTATGCGCATCTTAGTTGATGGTGTTGACGCCACGGGCGTGATGCCGTTGGATGAGGGGTATCCTAGCCAC